TCCTCGTTCGCGGCGGCGCCCTCCGCGGCGCCCGCCTCCTGGGCGGCGGCGCCCTCTTCGGCGGCCTCTTCCTGGGCGGCGGCGCCCTCTTCGGCCGCCTTCTCCTGCGCCCCGGCGGTCTTCTCCGCGGCTGCCGTCGAGTCCTTCGACGCCTTCTCGTTGGCGGCGGCGGTCGCCTTGGCCGCCGCCTGCTGGCCGGTCATCTTCTTGATCAGCCACTCGATGCCGTCGCCCGCGGTCTTGACGGACGCCTGCACGTCCTTGAACGCGCCGACCAGTTTCGTCCCGAGGGCGGCGGCGAGGATCCCGCCGACGACGACCGCGAAGGCGACAGCGGCGACCTTGTTGCCCGCGATCCAGCCGAGCATGGACGCCAGCGGTTTGAGAATCGCGGTGACCGCGGGCAGCAGCACCAGGCCCAGCTGGGTCCCGGCGGCCTCGGCGGACTTGGCGGCGGAGCCGAGCTGGAACGCGGTCGTCTTCTGCGCCTGTGCGAAGCCGGCGACCTTGCCGCTGGCCCCGTCGGCTTTGGCCCCGATGGCCGCCACGTTGTCCGAGAAGGTCTTCGCGTGCGTGCCCGTGAGCATGAGGCCGACGTTGAGCCCGGTGGCGCCGCCGAGCATCTTCGCCATGGCGGCCGTGTAGGTCTGGGCCGCGGGGGCGCCGGAAGTGAGCAGGCTGTTGAAGCCGTGCGCCTTCCCGGCGACGGAGGCGAACTGGTCGGCCATCGTCTTCGCGGTCAGCGGCAGGCCCTTGGTGGCGGTGTACCAGGTCTGGTAGGAGGTGCCGCCGTCGAGGTAGGACTTCGAGATCGACTGGATGGACGGGGGCAGTGCCGCCAGCATCGTGTTCGCGTCGGACGCCGCGGCTTTGGACTGGTTCATCGTGTTGACCAGGACCAGGCCGGACTTGCCCATCTTGCTTGTCACGGCGTCGGACAGCTCGGAGATGGTGCCGGTGAGGCCCGCGGTGCCGAGCTTGCTCGAGATGCTGGTCGAGCTGATGCCGAACTCGGCCATCTCGTTCGTGGCGACCGACGTCGGCTTGGCCAGGCCCCGGATCGTCGCCGCGAGATCCTGGGTGCCCTGCTTGGCCGAGACGCCCATCGACGTCATCGTGGCCAGCGCGCCGCCGACCTGGGCGTACGAGATCTTGTTGGCCGCGGCGACCGGAAGCACCGTGCTCAGCGAGCCCGCGAGATCCTGGAACGTCATCTTGCCGCGGGAGACCGTGGCGAGCATCTGGTTCATCATCGACGTGGCCGACGTCGTAGCCTCGGCGCTGGTCTTGGTCTTCAGCCCGTAGGCGTTGATCCCGGACGTCAGCGCGTTCGTGACCGTGGACAGGTCCGCGCCCTCGGCCTGCGCGCCCTGCGCCGCCGCCTGGAGAACCTTCAGCCCGCCCGCGCCCGTGATGCCGGCCGAGGAGATCATGTAGAGGCCGGAGGTGAGCTGCGAGGCGCTGGTGTTGGTCGCCCCGGACAGCTTCAGGATGCCCTGCTGCAGCATCCCCAGCTGGCCGGCCGACTCGCCCGCGGACGTGACAAGCGTGGTGGTCTGCTTCTGGAACTTGGCCGCCGACACGACGGCCAGCCCGGCGCCGATGCCGACCCCGAGCAGCGCCATCTTGTACTTGGACAGGCCGCCCGCCGCCGCCTCGTCGCCCTTGGCCCCGGACGCCGCCTGCGCGTCCCCGGAGGCCTTCGCGGAGCCGGCGGCCCTGTCCTGGGCTGCCGCCGTCGTGTCGGCCCCGAGGGCAGCCAGGTCCGCCGAGGACGCGAACTGGCCGTTGGCGAGCCGCGCCCGCCCGGCCGCGTCGATGTAGTAGCCGAGGGACTCGGTGGCCTTGTCCACCCCGGCGGCGGCCTCTTCGCCCCCGGCAGCGACGGCCTTGCCGGTGCCCGCTTCCCGGGTGGCTGCCTCGCCCGCCGCGCGGGCCTGGTCCGCGTAGCCGTCGAACGCGGCCCCGGCCTCTTTTACCTGTGCGGCCGTGGCCTCGGCGCTCTCCGCGGTCTCCTCGAGCCCGGCCCGGGTCTCGGCGAGGGCGCCCGTGCCGGAGGCGGCCTGCTCGAGGCCCTCGCTGATCTCCTTGCCCGACTCGGTGACCGTCTCGGCGGTTTCCCGGGCGGTGTCGCGGACCTCGACGAAATCCTCGCGGACCTCGGTCATGCCCTCGGACGCCTCGTTCAGCGCCCGGAAGACCATCAGGAGGGTAAAGGACTCGGCACCTGCGGCCACGGTGCCCCCTTGCCGGCTACCGGCGGCGGTTGGCCCGTACCTGCTCTTCGCGGTGGATAAGGGAGATGATCAGCGCGTAGTCCTCGGTCTGGCGGCGGGGCCGCGACAGCCGGTACTCGCGGGTCCAGCCGAGCTGCTGCCAGAACTCGCGGTCAGTCAGGAACTCCGTCAGTTCCGGCGGCCCCTCCGTCCCCATCCGGATCGCCGACTGCAGTTTCGCCAGGAAACCGGGCGGCCTCGGAGGTCTTGCGGGGGCCGTTGAGCTCGTCGCACCGCTGGTAGACGCTCATGAGCACAGGCGGGGGCAGCCTGGCAATAGAGGCGCGGCGGGCCTTGTCCGGCTCCAGCGGCCACACCGTCTCGTCCTCGTCGTCGATGTTCCACGACACCAGCGACTGGGCGAGCATCTCCGTCATGGCCGCGTACGGGTCGACGTTCACCGTCTGCGGGCCTCCGTCGACGCGGACGTTCTGCCGGCCGGTGCCGAGGTAGTTCAGCACCCGCTGGTACTCGGCCGCCGACAGGCACCGCTTCACCTCGGCGAAGTAGCCGTTGCCGAGGTCGATTTTCTCCGTGCCGTCGTAGCCGGAGACGCCGAGAAAGCCGGTCATGCAGGAGCCTTTCAGGGAAGTTGGGGAAACGGAGGACTCCGGAGAGCGCCGGCGGTGCGGAATGTCACCCGGTGTAGGCAGTGCTGACGCCGTTCGACACGGTCGCCTGCACGGTGTACTGACTGCCGCCGGCCAGCGCCCTGCTGGCTTCCCACGCGATGGAGGACATGACCACGTCCTCGAACTTGACGTCGGGCGCGACCTTCGACAGCGCGACCTGCGGGAACGTGAACCCGATCGCGTAGCCGCCTCCGCCGGGGTGCGTGAACGTCACCGCCAGCGCCCCGAGGGTGCCGTTGATCATCGTGGTGAAGTCGCCGTAGGTCGCGTTGTCCAGCGAGGACCACACGAGGTCGATCGTCCCGGAGCACTTCAGGGTCACGGGGGTGATGAACGCCGGGCCGTGGTTCCCGAACGTCCAGGTCTCCTTCAGCCCGTTGTCGATGTCGATGTTCACCGAGCTGACTTCCGCGCGGGCATGGGACATCAGGGTCACCGACGCCTCGGCGAAGACCCACGGCAGCTCGTTGGTGATGCTGACCGCGGTCGGCGAGTCCAGGACGGCCACCGACTGGCCGCTCATGTCCGCCGACATCGTGACCGGCTCGTTGCCCGTCGGGGCCTTGATGGACAGCTTCCCGACCCGGCAGCCCGCGAACTGCAGGCTCTGCCGGCCGCCGATGTTCTTCTCCACCGTCAGGCTCGGCAGCGTGTTGGCCTGCGACAGCGTGTGGAGGTAGGGCCCGGACCCCGTTACCGCGTCCGTGCCGATCGCGGCGACGATCAGCGGCACCGCGTTGCTCGGGAACAGCGGGCCCTCGATGGTCCCGGTGTTCTTCTGCTCCCCGTACATGTTGAAGACCTGCTTGTCCCGGACGTTCATCATCAGTCCGGGGCTGAACCAGCCGGGGTCCGTCTCCATGCCGTTGCCGGTCATGGGCAGGAAGGTCGTCGCGGCGACCGGCGTGCCGTAGGTCGTTTCGACGGCCAGTCCGGTGGCGGACTCGGAGCCCGGCGCTTCTACGATCGTCGGATACGGCAAGGGCCGGCCTCCTTGGTGCGCAGTGCGCGGCTGAGGACCGCGCGGAGGCGGCGGGGCGTGGGACTATGGCGCGGTGGAAGACGAGACCGCCGCGCGGGTGCAAGGACAGCCGTGAGCGGCAACGCAAAGGGCCTGAAGCCCTGCCGGGAGACCCTGGAGATCGAGAACCCGCTCGCGACGTGCGGGCACTGCCGGTTCACGTCGGAACTGTCGGGCACGTGGTCAGTCGAGGACGGCAGGCTCGTGTTCCGCGCCGCGCTCAACCCGCTGACCCGGCGCGGGCCGAGTCTGGGCAGCTGCTGCGAGGGAAGCCACGGCGGCATCCCGGGCGCGCTCGAGTTCAAGCGCGTCACGGCCGGCGGCGAGGCGCTGGCGGACGGGCAGTTCGCCGTACTTAAGGCGAGCGCCGGGTCGCCCGAAGCACGGGAAGAAGAGACGAGGCCGAAGTGAGCGGCGGAAGCTACGACTACCTCTGCTGGCACGCCGGCGAGCTGAGCAGCCGCCGCGGCACGGTGAAGGCGATGGCGGAGCGGCTGGAGAAATCCGGCTACCGTGAGGCGGCGCGCGCGACCCGCGACGTGCTCTGCCTGCTCGGCGGCGCGGAGCGGGCCGCCCGTGCACTTGAGGACGTGTGGCACGCGGTTGAGTGGGCCGACTCCGGCGACAGCGGCGAGGATGCGGTACGGAAGGCCGTGGAGACCTTCAGTCCGTGGCCGCCTCCGGCTTAGCTGTCTCTTCCCCTGCCCCCGCTCCGGCCTCGGCTGCAGCTAAGGAAGAATGGGCACCGTGAGCGAAGAAACGGCCCTGCCGGAGACGGGCAGCGAGTACGAGCACAACGAGTTCCTGCTTCACCCGTCGCGTCCCCCGCGCGGCCCCCACGTGTGGGTCGCCGAGACCTGGCGCGCCCACGGCTACGATCACGGCGTGCAGGGCGTCTACGACTCGCGCGAGGCCGCTTTCGAGGGACTGAAAGACCAGCCGAACCTAACCGTCTGGGTCGGCAAGGACGGGAACTTGCACGG